GAAAACGATAAAGCGTTTGGTAGGAGCAAAGTAAAGAGGCATTAAATGGATTTGGGGGACCTTCTCAACGAGAAGGAGTGGCGTAAATGCAGAGTTGCTGACGACGCATCAGTGGATGATGCGCTCGCAGCGTTTGAGTATTTTTGCTCAACGTATTGGCATATTCGTCATCCTGAGCGTGGACGTATCAAGTTTGTGTTGCGTGAAGCGCAGTTGGAAACTGCCCGGAATTGGATGGAGCATCGTTATACGATTGTGTTGAAGGCTCGTCAGATTGGGTTTTCTACTCTTGCTGCTGCGTTTGTGTTTTGGGAAACGTTTTTTTGGTCTGACAGGTTTGTGGTCATGTTGTCTCGTACTGAGCGTGAGGCATCTAAGTTGTTGCAGAAAACGAAGTATGGTTACAAGATGTTGCCTCAGTGGATGAAGGTGCGTGGACCTCAAGTTGTGTCCGATAACCAGTTGAAGATGGTGTTTGATAACGAAGCATCTATTGAGTCGCTTCCTTCGGGTAATGACCCTGCTCGTGGTGAAGCGGTGTACAGGGTGGTGATTGACGAGATGGCGTTCTTGCCGAATCCTGATGAGGCGTGGGCTTCTATTGAGCCGATTGCTGACGTTGGTGGTCGTGTTATTTGTTTGTCTACGGCAAATGGTGAGGGAAACATTTTTCATGATTTGTGGGTCGGGTCGCAGACCCGCACCAATAGGTTCGTTGGCATCTTTTTTCCGTGGTCGGCTGGTGAACGTGACGATGAGTGGTATGAGGCTAAGAAGCGTGATTTGCCTGATTGGCAGTTGGCACAAGAGTATCCGTCTGACCCTGATGAGGCGTTTATTCGTTCTGGTCGTCCTGTGTTTGATTTGGAGGTGTTGAGGGAGTTGGAGTTGGTGGAGCCGTATCGTGGCTATTTGGCGAAGTTGCCGGGTCGTGGGGTGTATGAGTTTCGTGAGGATGGTGGCGAGTTTGCTGTATGGAATTTTCCTGAGTTGGGTGAGGTGTATGTGGTGGGGGCTGACGTTGCTGAGGGTTTGGGGCATGGTGACTATTCTTCGGCTCATGTGTTGAATGCGTCCACAGGGGAGATAGTGGCGCATTGGCATGGTCATATTGATGCTGACTTGTTTGGTGAGGAAACGTTGTATGCGATTGGGCATTGGTATAACAAGGCGTTGATTGGTGTGGAGTCAAACAATCATGGTTTGACAACGTTGAAGGGGTTGCAGCGTGTGGGGTATAAGAATTTGTTTCGGCAGCGTCGGTTGGGTCAACGTAATCCGACTGTGTCGGAGACGTTGGGTTGGCGTACGACGAGTGTGTCTAAACCGTTGGCTGTGGACGAGTTGAATGCTGGTTTGCGTGACAGTGTGTTGGGGTTGTGGTGTAAGTCTACGGTTGCCGAGTTGCGTACGTTTGTGCGTGAGGAGAATGGAAAGATGCATGGTTCTCCGCATGATGACAGGGTGATGTCGTTGGCGATTGCGAATCAGATGTTGAAGTATGTGTGGCTTCCTGAGTATCGTGGGACGGATACGCCGAAGGCGAATACGTTGGGTTGGTGGGAAAAGCACATTATTCGTGAAAAGAAGCCTGAGAGGGCGTTGATTGGGTCCCATAATGTGAGAAGTAGCGGTTGGGACTAAGGGTGATGCAAGTTTTTGTTTGTGAGCCGTGTGGTAAGTCTTTTGAGGCTGAGGAATTGCCCCGCCGTGGTGCGGTGTGTTTCGGATGCCATGTGAAGACAATTCGGTTGGGTTTCACATACGGGCAGGAAGATTTTCATGGTCCTACGATTCGTGAGCGTCAAGCCAAAACGGTTGCTGATGCCAAGGTGAACGGCTATAACGCTGAACCTGTGGGGAGTCGCTGGGTGTGACATGGAGACTGTTCTGGTTCCGATTGCGGTTGCGATTATTACGGGGCCAATAGTAGTTGTTTTACAGAAGTTGCGTAAGGAGAACTCTGAGCAACATGCCGAAGGCAGGGTTCTGCTTCGGAATGTGGCTCATAAGGTTGACAAGATAGGTACAAAGTTGGACGAGCACATCGGCTGGCATAAAGGGAAAGAGGAATAATGGCACGCATTTCTAATTACGAGTTGTTGAAGCGGTATCGCAACAAGTTGGAGCATTCTCGTCGTTGGCGCAAGGAAGAGAAATACGATGACTTGTGGCAGCGGATGATTGACCTGTATCGAGGTAAGCATCACCGTACCGACATCAAAGAGGACCAGTTGCTTGTCAACATGGCGTTCTCAACTATCAACATTGTTGCTCCTGCTGTTGCGGTGAATCATCCGAAGATTACGGTGAACGCTCGTCGCCCCGAAGATGGCGACAAAGCGGTGGTGACTGAGGCAATTGTGAACTATTGGTGGCGTCACTATGACTGCCAGAAAGAGTTCCGCCGTTCAGTGAAAGATGCGTTGATTCTTGGTCATGGTTGGGTGAAGACTGGTTACCGTTATGTGGAAGAAGAGAAGGCTGTTGATGGTCAGTTTGATTCGTATGACGAGTTGGCTGAGAACCGTGAAGAGAACGTTGCTGAATCTAATCTGATTGTCAAAGAGGACCGCCCGTTCGTGGAACGGGTGTCCCCGTTTGATGTGTTTGTTGACCCGGATGCAACGAGCATGGAAGATGCTCGTTGGATTGCGCAACGTATTCGTCGCCCGTTGGAGGATGTGAAGAAAGATAAGCGTTATAACTCTACGGCTCGTAGTGAGGCTTCTCCGTCGCATTACACGAAGTGGGGTCAGGATGCGTATCGTCCTCGTCGTTCACAAGACCCGCAGGATGCTTATGTTGAGGTGTGGGAATGGTATGACATTGACCGCAATACGGTGTCGGTGTTTTGTGACGGGTCGGACAAGTTCCTTGTCGCCCCGAAGGAGATTCCGTTTGCTTTCGGTCAGCCGTTTGTGATGATTCGTAACTATGACGTTCCTGAGACGTTTTATCCGATGGGTGAACTTGAGGCGATTGAGCCGTTGCAGCACGAATTGAATCAGACTCGTACACAGATGATGAATCATCGTAAACGGTTCTCACGTAAGTGGCTGTATAAGGAATCTGCGTTTGATACTGATGGTCGTCAAGCGTTGGAGTCCGATGAGGACAATGTGATGGTGCCTGTGATTACGGATGACAATTTGGGTAACGTGTTGTCTCCGATGCCTGCGGTGATTAACCCACCAGAGTTGTATAACCAGTCGGATTTGATTTCTTCGGACATGAACCGTGTTTCTGGTGTGTCTGAGTATCAGCAGGGTTCCATGCCTGAGATTCGTCGTACGGCTACTGAGGCTGCGATTGTGCAGGATGCGTCCAATGCTCGTTCTAGTGACAAGTTGGCGATTATTGAGCGTGCTATCGGTGAGTGTGCTCGCCGTTTGGTGATGTTGGCACAGCAGTTTATGACTGGTGAGCAGGCGATTCGTGTTATTGGTTCTGAGGCGCAACCGTTGTGGTTGACGTTTGACCGTGACTACATTCAGGGTGAGTTTGACTATGAGGTTGAGGGTGGGTCTACTGCTCCGATGAATGAGTCGTTCCGTCGCCAGCGTGCTTTGCAGATTGTGGACGCTATGGCTCCGTTTGCTGGGGCTGGGATTTTGGACATGGGCAAGATGGCTACCTACGTGTTGCAGTACGGGTTTGGTATCAAGCAGGCTCAGGGGTTCATTATGGCTCAGCCACCGATGGGAGCCATGCCGCCCGAGGCGGCTGGCGGTGCTCCTGCTGGGATGATGCCACCAGAGGGGATGGTGCCCGGTATGGGTGCTGCGGAGGGTGAGCCGACTGGTGGTATGCCTTTGCCGAGCAATATTCCGCCTGAAATTCTGTCGCAATTGCTGGCTGCTGGTGCTCCGCTGCCGAATACGCAGTTGCCGAATGAACAAATTATGTAGCGTCTGGTACTAGGGGTAGAGCAACCGCCGAAGGAGGACTCTATGAGTAATATTGAAAACACCGTTGAAGAAGTTACTGACACACCCATCGTTGATGGGCAAGTTGATGCGAACTCCGAAACTGGTGAAGCCTTAGAGGCTGAACCGAAAGAGTATTTCGTCTGGGACGAATATGCTGACAAGCCCGTCAAGTTAATTGTTGATGGCGAAGAAATTGAGGTTCCGCTCGCTGAGGCGCTCAACGGTTACCAGCGTCAATCGGACTATACCCGTAAGACGCAGGAACTTGCTGAGCAACGAAGACAGGTGCAGTTTGCGGCCGCTTTGCAAGAGGCTTTGCAGAATGACCCAGCAAGCACTGTGGAATTGCTTTCGCAACATTATGGGGTGAACAAGCAACCAACATCCGAAGAGGATGAGTTTCTTGACCCAGTGGAGAAGCAGTACCGCCAACTTGAAACTCGGATTCAGGCATTTGAACAGGAGAAAGCGATGCGTGAGTTGGAGAATCAGATTGAGTCTTTGTCACGGAGATACGGGGAACTTTTTGATGCCAATGAGGTCGTAGCGAAAGCATTGGCGACAGGAAGCACGAATCTTGAAGCAACTTATAAGCAGATTGCGTTTGACCGTTTGTTTGAACAGTCTCGTACCAAGGAAGTAGCAACTAAAGTGAAATCTGAGGAAACGAAGAAGATTGTTGATGCGAAACGGGATGCCGCAGTGGTGTCTAAAGGTGCTTCTGCGAAGAGTGCCGATGTGTCTTCTAAACCTATTCGTAGTGTTCGCGATGCCTTTGAATCTGCCAAACGGCAGTTAGAGGGCTAGCACAATTTCAACCAAACCAAGGAGTAATTCATCATGACTGCAAATGCAAATTTTGATGCGCTGCTTTCAACAACGCTTGCTAACTACCGTTCGCAACTCACGGATAACGTGTTCACTGCACGTCCGCTGACCTATTTCCTCATGGATAAGGGTCGCATCCGTATGCTCAACGGTGGCACCAAGATTATTGAGCCGCTCATCTACGGAAAGAACAGCACTGTGGGTTCGTACTCAGGGTACGACTCGCTCAGCCTGACCCCGCAAGAGGGAATCTCGGCTGCGGAGTTCGAGTGGAAGCAGTACGCTGCATCCATTTCAATCTCCGGTATTGAAGAAGCCAAGAACAACGGTGAACAGGAAATCATTAACCTGTTGGAAGCGAAAATCATGCAGGCTGAAGAGTCCATGCGTGAGTCGTTCAACCAGATGTTCTTCGCTGATGGCACTGGCAACAGTGGCAAAGATTGGAACGGCTTGGGCAACCTCGTTGAGGCAAGCGGCACTGTTGGTGGTATCAACCGTGCAACTTCTGGCAACGAGTTCTGGCGTTCATACGAGGAGAACACCGCAACTGCGTTGACTCTCGCTCAGATGGCAACTGCCTACAACACCGTGTCGGTTGGTAATGACCACCCAGACATGATTCTTACGACTCAAACCCTGTTTGAGAAGTATGAGGCTCTGTTGCAGCCACAACTTCGTTACACGGACACCAAGACCGCAGATGCTGGATTCCAGAACCTGCTGTTCAAGGCTGCCCCAATTGTGTACGATGTTCACTGCACTTCGGGTGTCATGTACTTCCTCAACAGCAAGTACCTCACGTTGGTGGGTCACAGCGGCAAGTGGTTTGCACAAACTGAGTTTGTCAAGCCAGAAGACGTTGATGCTCGCTATGCGCTCATCATGTGCTACGGCAACTTTACGGTCCGCAACTGCGCCAAGCAGGGCAAACTGACCGCCAAGACAGCCTAATCGGTAACTAGGAAACAAGGAGAAATATCATGCCATTGAAGCCAAACAGCACATCCGGTACCATTACGCGCAAGCGTATTGAGGACTGGGTAACAGCGTTTGAAAAGGTTGCTGAGGTCGCTGAGACTGATGCAGCACAAACGTTGAGCGCCAGCGAATTGCTGGAGAGCAAACTGTTCACCTGCACGCCAACTGCGGCTCGTAACTTTACGACCGCTACGGCTGCGCAGATTGTGGCAGCGCTCACGGATGAAGCAACTGGTACGTCATTTGAGTTCACGATTGTGAACCTTGCTGCCTCAACCCACGCAATCACCCTTGTCGGTGGCACTAACGTGACCATCGTCGGTGCTGCTGCGGTTTCGGCTGCGACGTCAGGCACTTTCGTCGGGGTTGTCCAGTCGGACAGCACCGTGAAGGTGTACCGCAAGTAAGGGAGTTGATGTTGGGACGGGGGGATGAAGCCCTCCGTCCCACATCACATCAATAAAGGAAAAAGAAATGCCACAGTATTACGCAATACTTGATAACGGTCAATCTAAACCAAAGGGGGCAGGGATGCCACGCAAGAATCAGAATAAGAATCGTCAGGGCGGCAAAAAGGTAAACTATCGCATGGCTGCGGGTTCAAACTATTACGGTGACGTAACAGCGGGAAAAAAGCAGGCATCGTATAGCAAAGCCGAGAATGCTCGTTTTGCAGGGAAAGGTCGCGGCAAGAACAACAAGGCTGAAGATTCACGTCTTGCAGGCAAGAAGCCCAAGGCAAAAACTTCTGGTCGTACTGCCGATAGTCGTGGTGGTCGTGGTGGTTCAATGCGTGCAGAAGATGTGCGCAATGCACGCAAAGCCCCAAGCAAGAACTACCGTAAGGGTCTGTACCGCTAATTGAGTTGGGTCCCCACCTCATGCCCACCTCCCTTCCGTGGGGTGGGGGCTTAACTTTAAGTAATAAAAGGGGTTAATAGTGATGAACGCTAAACCCGCACATGCAATGTACGGCGAACCCGTAAACGCTTACCGTCAAGCAGCCGTAAGTTTGGCTGGAGCCAAATTGCAGGCTGGTGGGGGTGAATATACGGGTCGTAACCGCTGTGTAGCGGATAACGACACCTGTGAAGGTCCCAAGGCGAAGGGTACGCAGTATTGCATCGGTCATTTGCGTAAGGCTGCCAAGGGTGGTGATGTTCAATGAATCTTGCTGACGTTCGCACGATGGTGCGAGACATCTCTGACCTAGACACCGTTGACTTGCCGAACAGTTTGTTGGACACGTTTGTCAAAGAGGCGTTTCAGCGTATTGTTGCGTTGGAGCGTCGCTGGCCGTTTTTCCAAGAGACGTACACATTGAATACGGT